TATGATGGTATCCCTACGCCATTTTTCAAATATTTATCAGGTTTAGAAGAAGATGATATGGAAGACGTATTACTAGAGTGTAGATCGAATGTAAGCAAAGCCTTTTTTGACAAAAATTCATATATATTATTTTGGTCTGTAATAGAGTTTATGATCTTTGAAATTCATAGGAATAAATCTAAGAAAGTCGATGAAATATATAAAAATACTAAAAGTAGTATATGTAAAATACCTAAATACTTAGATGAAATGAGCTTGAAATACCTCATATCATTATTACTATCAGGCCATAAATAATGCATGTAATAAAAATAGCGATAGGAAATCAAGAAGAAGCATTTATAGAGAATAGATTAACTTCTGGTCTAAATGTTATATTTAGTGATGACAATAACAGGGGTAAGACTCTGATTACTCAAGGGTTGATGTATTCAATAGGAAACCCTTCTATATTTCCGAATGGTTTCAACTTTAAAAATTACTATTTCTATTCCAAAATTGAGATGGCAGGAACTATCTATGAGTTTCTTCGTAAAGGAAATTCATTTTCCATTAAGAGTAAAGATGAACACCGTTTTTTCACAACTGAAGCTGAATTTAGGTATTTTTTTCACAAGAGAATATACAATCTTCCTAATATATTGAAAAATAACCAAGAACAAATGATTGATTTTAGCTTGTTTTATGAGATGTTTTTTATAGGTCAAGATAAAAGAGATCCTTCAAACATCGTTCATCGTGGACGGTTCAATAAAAATGATTTTAAATCAATGCTTTTTTCGCTATTAAATATTGATGAGCAAGTAGAAGAAAGTTCTGATAATGATAAGATAAAGTTAGAGATAAAGAATCTCAAAAATGATCTAAAAATAGCATTAAAAAAACTTAAGCTTGTAAAGAAAAGCCCTTACGTGGCTTCGTATACATCAAGAAGTGCTGATTTTAAAGAAGCCAGTGACATGGTCATTTTTTTTAAAAATAAAAATACTGAAATTGCAAAGCTGAAAAATAAAAGAAGCCGTCTTATTAACAGGGTCTCTAAATTAGAGTCACTAATTCTTGAACTTCGTTCACTTAATCAGAATCTATCAGAAGGTGAAATTATTTGTGGTGAGTGTAAGAGCGATAAGATAATTTTTAAAACGGAAGATCTCGAATTTGAGGTAAGTAATAACGATGTTAGAAGAACAATACTTGCATCTATTAGAGAAAATGTAAAAGAAAAAGAGTTTGTAATTTCAGAGCTGACTTATCAGATTAATTATCTTCAAGATGAAGTTAATAAAAAAATGGTGCACACCCCACCTGATATTTTTCATCTAGCATTTTTCAAAGAAGAAATATTGGAAGAAGATAAGTACGACGTAGAAGCTACGGAGATTAATAAAAGAATTCAATTCCTGAATGTTCAACTAGAAAAATCTTCGACTAGAGTCGACATTAGTGATAGTAAAAAGAATGAAAAACTAGAATCTATTGTTAAGCTCATGTCATCATATCATGAGCTTATCGATCCAGAAGGGAAACTTTTTTTTGAAGACCTATTTTCTAAACGAGATACTGTATATTCCGGAAGTGACGGACAAGAATATTATTTCTGTAGGATCATGGCTTTAGACGAAGCATTAGGGCATCCGTTCCCATTAATTATAGATTCTTTTCGTGATGGTGAACTTTCTACTCGCAAAGAGGAAAAGATGCTGAAACTGTATTTTGCTTTACAAAAGCAAGTAATTCTAACATCGACCCTTAAGTCAGAAGAATACAAAACAAATAAATACTCTCAGGGATATATCAACTCTATTGATTATAGCGTACATGATACTCATAAACTTCTAGGTGGAGTTGACCTAGATGAATTTAAGCAGATTTTAAGTAGCTTCAAACTTGGAATTACAACATAATTTTTAATGCTCAAATTTGTTGTGACATAGTTAATCCTGAGTATCTAAAGTGCTAATGAAGTTAATACTCTTTTATCGAAAGTAAGATAGAGCGGACTAATCAAACTAGTCTGTTCTATCGAGAATCACATCTTCTGCCCAGTCCAAACAACACGTCCAATCAATGCCAGCTCTTCACCGTCCAATTGTGATTTTGTGATTTCCCAAGGGTCATACATCGTATTATCAGATTTAACGCGAATTATGCCGCCTGGTAACATCTGTAGTCGCTTCACTAATAAGTTGTTGTCATGACGCATGACATAAACCCCATCAGATAAATTATCCACATCACGATTAACCATGATCATAGAACCATTCTTTAATGTCGGCTGCATGCTGTCGCCGTCTACCAACATCAAAAATACGTTACTTGGGCTTACGCCAATATCATTACGTAGCCAATTTGGCTCAAAGCTGATTGATTTTGGACATTCTTCAACTTCTGCTAATAAACCAACGCCTGCTGATGCAGATATTTCGTAGAAGGGGAGCTTGATATGCTTCTCTTTAGTATGTGTATAGACATTGTTGAGAGTGTCGTTTGGAGATATTTGGCCAACTTCAGGTTCTGTCTTTTCACTGATTAACCATAGCGCATACTTGTGAAACCGATCGTGATTGATGATTTTATCAAGTTTTTCCAAGCCTATTGCTTTAATTCTTCCAGTTTCATACTGAGCTAATGTATCAGTACTAATTCCAATTAAATCAGATAGTTGACTTCTAGTTAGCCCTTCGGCTTCTCGAATGCTCTTTATTTTTAGTCCGACAGTAGTTGACATGTTTATACACAGACCTATATTATGTGTTTACACAGCCTGATGTTGCAGGTGGTGTTATCAAATGGCAGTAACCCTAAATAATCCCATAAGGAAGTAATGATGTCGACAACAATTGTGATTCAAATGAACGATGTACCTACCATGGCAGTCGAGTTGTTCGCTGAGAGAACAGGACAAACTGTATGCGCGGTGCAGTCTCAAATGGACAGAGGGACTCTACCATTTACGCAAGATAGACCCCGTGCAACTCGTTTTGTAAACATAGCTAAGTTGACCATGATGTGTTTGGAATCAAACAACGATAAACCGTGGCTTGCTTAGAGGTATTCAGCATGCTTAAAGGCATCAAATTAAGCAGCAAAGGTAAATGCACAAGACGGTGTAGTCAGTGTGAAATCAAACACGAATTCATATGCCCAGTAATCATCGTATCTGAAGTTGTCTTTGTAGTATTCATATTCACCTTTGCTGCTTTGTCAGCGTAGTTTGATCATCGCAAATAGGGAGATTTGTTCAATGTATGAAATTAATGATAGCAAACAAACCGTAATTGACGCGGCCTGTATCCGTTTTGCAGATATTGAAAACGTAGAGTCTATTGCAAAGGCGTGTGGTATGCGTGGCCAGATGCTACGCAACAAGTTGAATCCAAATCAACCACACCAATTAACCGTCAGTGAATTAATCAAGATCACTAAGGAAACTGATAATCACGACATTATCAACAGCGCGATACTCGAAGTCGGATTGACCGCTGTTCGCCTACCAAAACAAGGTGAGTCCAAGCCATTAACTGTAAGCGCAATGAGCGTAGCAATTCATACCGGTGATATTAGTCGCCACATCTTAGAAGTAGAGTCAGATCGGCGTCTTACGCGCCATAAGAAAGACGCAATTATTAAAAAGGCACAATCAGCAGTCCGTGAATTGGTCTTTCTTATGTCAGATGTTGAAAACCGCTGCGGTGGTGCAGGGCCGTTCGTGTCTATGTGTGCTGATGCAGTCATTAATGGAATGCCATTACCAGGCATGTAACTTAAAAGGATAAATATTATGGAAACAGTTCAAAGCGTTATTAATGAAATTATGTTTATTGCCACATCAAGACCTGATGCGATTGATATTACAGTTGAATACAGTGGTGTTAGCGATTCACTTTCTGTGAAAGTTATGCCGCGTGGTTTTGATTACATCAATACAACGACAGAAAGTTATGAAGCCTCAATCCTTTATCACACCAACGTTTGGTTAAATGATTCAGGACCAATGCAAGCGGCACTAGATGCCAAATGTAAAATATTGGAATTAATAGCAATGCCAGTAAATATCGAGGTGGCAGCATGAAGCGTATCTCTGTACCTATTGATTGCATGATTAAGTCTCTTACCGATCTTAACGTTAGTACCGATCAGGCTAATGACATTATTGCTCTATTTGAAGTCGTAGATGCTGGTGATTTTGATGTACTGGTTATGCCTGTTTTGTCATTTAATCACACACGCCAACTTTCACGCAAAGAAGTACTCATCACTTTATCTGCATTTTGGATAAGTGTTATTGGTCATACTGATTCTTACTCTGAATCAGAATTGCAGGGATTGGGCGCATTACGTTCGCTGTACTTTGTTGCAATTAATTTAGGCTATCAAGACCTCGCTGTTTGGATTGCTAAATATTGGGAAGAAACGTGTCCACTACATGGTTCTGAATCATTGGAGTTATGGACATGATGTATGTAGCAATTGAGATTGGCCCTGATGCTGGAATGCGTACATGTCCTAAAACTTCGGAGTATAGAACCGTTGAAGTTGGTGAGTTCGAGAGTAAATCTGATGCAGTGAGTAATGCCTGTCATCAATTGAATTGCTGTCAGCTTTTCCGCGGCGTGATAAGACGCATTAAAGGTAATGGTGGTTATATGGTAGTAAACACACAGGACTATGACCAATTATGAATAAATTAACGATTGAAGAAAGACGCCGTGGCTTGGCTAATGTTAGAAAGCTACGTGCTGATTTAGAAGTGATCAGTGAACGTAAAAACTTTGATAAACGTAACTATTTACAGCGTATCAAGATTAAAGCTGGTCAATTAAAACCAATGACGGTGTCTGAATATAGAGCGAAATTAGGAGCGAATTTCGATGTTCACCCCAGCCATTAAAACAAGTAACCCACTTAAAAAGCTGCCGTATAACCTGCGTTGTGAACTAGCGAGTTTTGTTGATAACAACGCAAACAAATACAACGTAGAACCAGCCCGCGATCGTGCCTTTGCTTTCGCGCGTTCGGTCGTTTCTAAACTCAACGTTCCTTACGATATTAAAAACTACCTTGATAAAGCCGGTGCGGCACGACTTAAAAAACACGGCCTAAAACGTGCGGTTAAATTTATTGATGATCGTAGTGCGCACATTGTTGCTAGTTTAGGTGTATTACCTGAGCCTTGGTACCGTCTAGATACTGAGTATAAACGTGTTCGTCTTGCTGATGAGTTAACAGGACGCGCATGTTTACATTTAGAACTTGCACTAAAAGCAGGGAAGAGGCCACTTGAGGCACTCGAAGAAATTAACGAGTTCACAGGCCTTGCTTTGTGGATGCCTCACTTTGAACCTAAAAAACGTGATCGTGATGATGACGTCTATTTAGGTCTTATCGCCCGCGCATGTGATGGCGCTGTTTGGTTGCGCGCTATCAATCAAAAGGTAACAATTGCCTTTGAATCTACCCGACGCGCTGCAGGTATGGTTTCACCACATGTAAGCCCTTACGCTTCATTTACTACCTGCCAATGGCTTAAAGACCGTAAGAAGAAGCAATTAGACTGGCTTGATAGCATGGCCATCGAAAGTGAATGCGGTGAAACGCTTGAGCTTAAAGATGTGCATGATGCATCAGTATCTAATCCTGCTAATCGCCGTTATGAGTTAATGACTCAACTTAGTGGTTGTCAGACATACGCAGACTCTCAAGAACATGTTGGTTTGTTCGTTACAATGACAGCTGCAGGTCGCTATCACCGGTTAAAGAAACACGGTAAGTACTTTGTTGAAAATCCTAATTGGAATGGTGCAGATCCGATTGCTGCACATGATTGGTTGAAAACATCGTGGCAGCGCTTCCGTGCTGCTGCCGATAGAGCAGGGCTAACTTATTACGGTATGCGTGTTGTTGAACCTCACGTAGACGGCACACCACATTGGCATGGTGTTTTCTTCGTACCAGAAAATCAAATTGAAGACTTTACCCAGCTATTAACTCTATATCAGCATCAACGTGATAATGATGAATTGTTTATGCTTGATGGCACACCAAAGTTAAAAGCAATGGAAGCACGCGTTAAAATTGATAAAGTCGATCGCAGTAAAGGTGATGCGGTTGCTTACATTGCTAAGTACATTTCTAAAAACATTGATGCGCATAAGCTTGAAGGTAAAAAAGACTTAGACTCAGAGCTTGTTGATTTGGTCGAAACTGTGACTAACGTTACTGCCTGGTCACGCGCATTTTGCTTTCGACAATTCCAGTTCCAAAAAACACCATCGGTTACCGTATGGCGCGAACTTCGACGCATTGAGAAAGAGCAAGAGTTCTGCCTATTTGAAAAGATACGCCTTGCTGCCGACTGTGGTTGCTTTGCGTCTTACTTCAACTGGATGGGTGGACACCGCCTTAAACAACGTAACCGACCAATAAAGGTATTGTATGAACGTTCAGAAAATCACTATCAAGAATTAGTTAAAAAGACGGCTGGTCTTACTGGTGTTGGTATCACTGTTTTAACACGCGAAAAGCAGTGGACACTCGTTAAGAAACAAACACAGCCAAAGGACTTAGGCGCGCTTGCACTTAGTCTCTTAGGCACTGCTGAAAGCGGCGGGAGCCGTTTTCCTTGGACTAGTGTCAATAACTGTACGCGAGATAGAGATTTATCGAAAATCGCCGATGTACCAGATATTGATACCAGTAACCTGAAACCTGAAACCCAAACAGGTATATGCGGGTTCGTATTTTGAAGAAAGTGTTGAAATGTTGAGTTCTGGTAAACGTGTTCATTCAGCTAAGCAGCGTTGTAGAAAATGCGGTCATGAAGATTACGTTTTATTGTGCTGCCTGTCGTTCTAGAAATTGAATGTTAATTACATTGGAATCTACGTATCAAAAATTATAACAAGGAGCTAATTAAATGCTAATCACATGCCCTAAATGTGGAACGAAAGCACGCATTGCAACATCACGTACAATTTCTGCTGAAACAAGGGAATTGTATTGCCAATGTTTGAACTTAAATTGTGGAAAAGTCATGGTGTCACACATTTGTTTCTCACATTTTGTTGAGCAAACAGGCCAAAAACCTAACCCTGAGTTGCAACCTGAATTGTGTAAAGACCTCGACCAACTCGACATATTTGACGAAATAGAAAAAGCGCAAGAAAACGATCACAAAGGATCTCTGGATCGTTTACCTAGAACACCAGTAACTTCAACTTTAACAAATACTTGTGTCTAATAGAGTTGAATAAATATTCAGCGGTTATTTTTCGTTTATTTGTAGTGCTGAATTTTGGTGTGGAGGGGAGGGTGAGTCCGAGCGGGCTCAAAATTCCTGTCTATGAGATAAATATTCAGCGTTTTGCATAACCTCGCGAATATGTGTTTTTGGTTGAGGGAGTTTTATTCATGTGGGAAAGACAATACGAACAAGGACGATGGAACGGCTTAGAGTTAAACATACTCAGCACATCGTTAGATGGTGGTAAACGTCTGCATGTGAGTGAAATTCCTTATGCTGATTTACCCAGTATTAAAGTGATGGGCAGCTCCGCGAGTAAGTTTGATCTTGAAGTTGTGTTTGTAGGTTCAAGTTCACTGATTGACGCTAACAAATTATTAGCAAGTTTAAATGAAATACCGAAAGGGGAATTGGAACATCCTTGGCTGGGTGAGATACCACTGGTGTTTGAAAGCTATTCACAAACAATAACGACCAAGCGTGGCCTGGTCACGTTATCACTTAAATTTATACGTGATGGTAAGACGCCTAAATTAATTTCATCTGTATCAACCAAGGTTAGCGCGCAGCAACAAGCAACAATCGTTGAGGGTGTTTCAACTAAAACGTTTGTGCAAGACGTAGAAGAAATGGATATTGCAGACATGAATAGTCTGCAGCAAAGCTTTACTCATGCGATCAATGAATTAATGGGTATTGCGAATGAACTGAATGTACCAAGCCAAATGCTCTCAGCATTGAACCAAGAACTTAATAGCGCGTTCGTGGCCATTTCAAGTATTGCCAATGCTCCAGGACAATTTGCAGAGCAATTAAGTAAAACCATAGACAGCGTGGCTAATGCCGTTCGCTCTGAACCTGACTCAGAAAATGAAGCCGTTGATAATTCAAGAACAGCGCAAGCAACAATGCTGGCTGCAGTGAATATAGAAACACCAAGTGCTCATTACAATGTGCAAATGGTCACAGCCGCTGTGAAAATGAGTAAAGATATTGCCACATTAGAGCAAGATGAAACCTTTAGTGTGATCAACGTAAAAGGTCAGCCATCAATCATCCTGAGTGATTTACAACTTATTGTTACAGAAGTAAACGCACGTATTGATGAAGTGACAGACCAATCAACCCTTGAAAGCACAGAGTTGTTTAATTCATTAATCACCTTGAAAGAAGGTGTTGATACGCAATATAGCAAAGTTAAACTCGGCGTTGAGCCACAACGTTTTATTGAACGTGGACGCTTTATACCTGCGCTTGCTTTGGCTCATGAATTAAATAGTGAATCAACTTTGGTCATGGCCCTTAACCCGTCGAAGCACCCCTTATTTTTGGCCGGAACTATTGGGCTGAGGGTGAGCGAATGAAAACGTTAACCCTACTTATAAACAAAAAACCAATAGCATTTTTCAATGCTGATTTGACGTTTTCAATTGAGCAGTTAGCGCATGAATTTAGCTGTAGCATTCCACCGATGACGATTGAAGCGCCGTTACCGATTGAGTTTTATCTTGATGGGAAACATATCTTCACTGGCAATATTGATACTGCATCAAGCTCAACGGCAAGCCATGAGCATTCTATGAGTATTAGTGGGCGTTCTAAAAGCGCCAATATGATTGATTCACGTATCACGATGGATGCTGAATACGGACAAAAATTAGATACTTTATTGCGGACTATTGCCAAAGACTTTGGTCTTGGAGTCGAGAGTCTTGTTGATCCCGCATTATTAAAGCCAATTGCAGAGTTTCAAATTAATGGTGAATCACCGATTGATAACTTTGCACAATTAGTTAAAGAGCAAGGGCTTGTGCTTATTGAACGCAATGGTGTGTTAACGATTGAAAACCCTGCTCATGCAGTGATCAATGGTGTGGTATTAGAAGTCGGGAATAATGTTGAAGCGTTATCAATTGATAGAAATTTCGCTCAGCAGTTTTACCATATAGAGGTGCAAGGCCAGTGGGATGATGCAAAAGCTATCGTTACTTATGCACCGGCTAATACCCAAAGAAAAATAGTGTTCATTTCAGATCAATTACAAGATGCATCTGCCTGTCAATCTCGCGCCGAATATGAACGTGATCTTGCTATTGCTAAAGGTCTAACGGCTTCAACATCTATTGCCGATTTATTTATAGAGTTAACAGGAAGCGCTATTAATCGGATGATTCGAGTAATAGACAATAAGCAAAATTTCAATGAAATGTTGTTAGTGAAAGGTATTTCACTATCTGTTACCGAAAGTAGCGCGACCACGAAAGTTGATTTATTCAGACCATTTAAGGAAAAAACAAATGTTTAACCGCTTGATGAGTCGTATTAAAAACATGGCCGCTATTGGCAGTGTTACTGGAGCCAAGACCAAGGTACTTCAAATTAAGACATCAACAGGCAAAACAAACGATCGCATTAAGCGCCTACATAATTATGGCTTTATGAGTCGGCCTAAAGTTGGTTCCCGTGCCTACCTGCTTTTTCTGGGTGGTGTAATGAGTCGCGGCTTTTCTTTTTGTGTCGAAGATGAACGTTATGAAATGGAGCTGGAAGAAGGCGAAGTTGCCATGATGGATGATAAAGGCAATTTGGTTCATTTTACCAAAAATGGTATTTCCATTACCTCACTTGGGAAAGTGGACATCACAGCTAAAAAAGACGTCACCGTTAACACTGATGGAAACATTATCGCAAATGGTAAACAGATAAAATTAAATGACGGAACAGGCGCTATTACTTGTGAAAGCATTTGTCCTTTTATGGGTCAGCCGCATGTTGATGGTTCAGCCGTAGTTCTTATAGGAAAGAAATAATGGCATTAAGTAAAACATCGCTAAAAGCAAAAATTATAACTGAAATGAATGCGCAAGGCATGGTCACCGATGGGCCATTTGCCAAAGCGGGTAACCTAGCTGAAGCTATTGCGAATGCAGTTGTTGATGAAATTACCGCTAATGCCGCCGTCAGTATTAAAACTGGCAGCTCCGCGGGAGAGTATAAAGTCTCATGAGTCATTTTAATTTAACCGCATTAACGCTGCCATTGACCACCAACGACGGTTTAATTCATGCCGTTCTTCAAAGTGTGTTGAATCATGCTTTATCGACCGGAAATGACCGTGCCCGGATGGAAAATACTGAGCGTGGTGGTTGCTGGAGTGATGAATTTATCAATGGTGTTGGTTCGCGTGATTGGACATTGAAGCGTGAGAAATTAACAGAGCAAACAATGAAACGAGCAACACTATTTTATGAAGATGCGCTTGCCTGGTTAGTGAATGAAAAACACGTTCAAGCCGTCACTATTGATGTTTTCAAATCCTCCCCGACAATGCTAAGTCGTAAAGTGATATTAACCTTAAATAATGGCGTAAAACTGGAGATAACCCCGTGAGCACACAACGCAGTTTAAAAACATTAGTTGATAGAGCCACATCAACACTCATTGCCAAAACAGGGCAGCACAACCCTGCTATTGATGCCATTGCGTGTGCGATAGCGGGTGTCAGTTATGGTCAGTATGGTTACCAGGACCAGTTATTTAGAGAATTGCATCCTGAAACAGCATCAGAACCGTGGTTATACCTTCACGCTAAACGTCATAAAACTGAACGCCAACTGCCTGACTTTGCAAAAGGTTTTGTGCAGTTAGAGCAATTGGGTGAAGCCGTTGAAGTCATCCAGGGCACATTGTTCGTTGATATCACGAACCGTAAATATGAAACCCTCAATACACAATTTAGCGATGAAGATATTGCTGTTATCGCATTAGTTGCAGGCGTACCAGGTAATTTACCCAATGGTGTTGTACTGACTTTATCAAAAGGTATTAGCGGTATTAATCCTGATAACGTGCTTTGCCTTGGATTTGATGGTGGTACTGATATTGAAGAATTAGAACACTGGCGTCAACGTGTATGCACGGCGTTCAATCAGAGTGAAGAGGTCGGCAAGCGAGAAGATTATGTTAGTTGGGCGTTGTCGGCGCATGCCGATGTTGATTTTGCATGGGCATTAGATAACACACCCAAGCTTGGCATGGTGGAAATATTTATAGGCACTCGGCAGAATGATCCCATCTTGTCCCAAAGTGTGGTCGACACGGTGCAAGCGTACATTGAGACTGTGCGTTTAGCCGGTTGTCATGCAACCGTTACGTTACCCGTGCAAAAGCCGGTGGATATTGAGATCCAAAATGTACAAGATGAGTATATTCGCGCGGACATTGTTATTGCGTTAGAGGCACTATTTAAACGCAAAATGGGTGAACGTGATGAATCCACGATACCGCCAAAACCCATATCACTTTCTCCGACTGAAATTGTCATCGCTATTGCGCCTATCACCAGTAATTACATAGTAAAACAGCCTGTTGAAGAACAATTTATCTCAAACAGTGAGGTTCATACAATGGGAGGTCTCACGTGGACACCTCAGAACTAATCATTGAATACAGCGCCGCTGATTTTACGTTGGCGTTGCGTCAATTATTACCTCAAGGTCATTATTGGCAAGATGCAGACAATATGGAATTGTCCGCACTCATTGCAGGTATGGGCGCCGATTTTAAAATGACCCACGATGAAATTCAGCTTGCATTACTCACTGAAAATGACAGTAATTTGTTCGGGTGGCGTTTAGCTGATTATCAAACATTAATGGCTGACTATGCGATTGTTGGAAAAGTGAATGACAGTTCATCGACGCCCAATATTATTTCAATATATTTAGACCCGAGCCAGCCTTATAAAAAAATGATGGCGGGGTTTGACGCCGTTCGCTTGCCACACACGCAATTTCATTGGGTTTTAAATGCACTTGAAAGTGTTGATGATTTGGTGGTGCGAGTAGGTGGCTATCAAAAGCATATTTATCATATGCGCATAGGCCCTAAAGCGTCGCAAAATGTCGTTAATAGTTTTGCTAATACGGCTCCTTATGTCACGACATTTGAAACATACGAGATAACAATCAATGAATAATACAAACTCAAGTCAGCGCGGTGTGCTTACTGACATAGGTGAACAGAAAATCAATTCACATATAGCAGCAGGAACAAAATTAAGCATCACCCATTTTGTGTTCGGTGACGGCAACGGTCAAGCAGTGAGTCCGAATAAAGCAGGGTTATCGCTAACGAATGAAGTCGGTCGGGAATCGATAACCGAAACTACGCCTAACGTCCTTTCAGGCGGAATTTTTATGTCGTCTGATATGGCTGGTAAATATAATGGGCAATGGATAAGAGAAGTTGGATTAGTTGATTTGGAAGGTGATTTAATCGTCTGGTGCTCTTATTCGCCGACGATTATTGATTTATTAACTTCTCGTAAGATGATTATAAACATTCCTATTTTGTCGAGTGATACGGTATCTATCACTATAGATACAACTAAAAAGTTTGTATCTCAGGATGAGTTAAATGCACTAAGGAATGAATTATTAGGACTCATGCTAACTCAAGACTTTTCACATTATGCAGCGCAACTAGCCGATTTTGAAAATGACATTTATGCCACTTTACCGGTCAGTATCATGGCGATGATTCCTGCAGGTTTAATGCAGGGAATATGCGACGAGACAGATTATCCACTATTTACCCCGCGCGATGGTATTAACTACGTGCTGTCAATTCAAACATATTATAACGATGTTGGTTTTGAACAAACAATCACAATCATTGAGCAATCGGATAATAAGCTCGATGTTAACTTAACATTTAAACGAAGTGGCCGAGATTTTTCCGATGCAGTTCAATGGGATTCAATGCTTGGATTGCCACCAAACAAAGATTTAATCGTTAATACGCTGCGTTTCAGAACTGACGTTTACGCAATCGACATGTAAGGACATCATATGCCATTAATATTCACCGGATTTGAAGAAGTTAACCCGTCTTTATCTATCCCGTCACAAATACTAGAGCTTGAACTCATCAATACACCGTCAATTTCAGTCGTTGCGGGGCGAAATAATGAAGGTCAGGCGTTGAGAACAACGAACGGGTCGTATATCCAATGTCGTTTACCGACGCAATCGTCAAAACGAGCCGTTGAAATTGGTGCCGCGTTTAAATACACAAATGAAACGAGTAATAATGTATTGATACAAGTCTGCCATGCAACAGAACCTACATTGAGTACGGATCATGAGGCGCAACCTTCCGCACATGTTGCCGTTATTTACATCAAAGATGGATATCTATGTGTGGCTTATAAAGGCAGTAACAAGCAGCTTATAAAATTAACAGAAAATGAATACACATATGTTGAAATTAGATTTTACTTTTGCAAATACGCAGATGTATACGCGATCTCTTCTGCGATTTTTGTAAACGGTTTAAATGTGTTGGACATGGGCCGTATTGAATCGAGTTCAAGTATATATGATACCGTCGTATATTTTGCGGCTGCATCAGGGGATATGCAGATTGATATTGATCATCTTTACATGTTTACCGATGACTCGAATCTTAAAAACCAGTATTTGCCTATTCTAGCGTCGGGTAAAATATCCACATTGGCATTATCTACAGTCAGTAATACGTTTGCTGTCACTGAAAATAATACTGATGTAGCGCTAGCGTTATCAGATAATAGTGATGATACATACATTAGTAGCACGCTACCGGCTGATGCGGTGCTTAGTGTAAATGATAGCAATATATCCAATGTTTACGCGCTTAAAATGGCAACCCGAGGTAAATCGGAAACGACAGGCGTCACAGTGCTGTCTCTTGAAGACAGCAACGGCAAAGATATATTGAGAGAGAATGCTGTTGCATTTACTCGGGGTTTATCGAGCTACTCATTTCCTGCAGAAGTATCAACAAATTCAAAAACAACAGCCGATAAAATCAATTCAGGTGCGTTGTTAAGGATTAAGACGTAATGACACATATTACAGCGACTAACATCGATATGTTGAGTCGAGAAAGTGGTGCGCACATCACCGAAGTAAACGTTGATGTGTTGACTCGAGAAAGTGGTGCGCACATCAACGCAGTAAATGTTGATATGTTGACTAGAGAAAGTGGTGCGCATATCAGCGCAGTAAACGTTGATCTATTACACATGCAATTATTACCGTCTGTGCGTATTGCTGCTATTTATTTCAATACTGGCAATGTGTCATTACGCGAAATTTTTGATAAGCAAAATTCAGCAAGTTTTATGGCATTAGTTAATCGTGAAAATGGGGTTGTAACATGAGTGAAGTAAAGCATTACACAATCGTGACAACTCGCGGTCTTGAAAAAATACAATCGAAGTACCAAAATAATGAAACGGTCAATTTAACGCACATGGGATTTGGTGGTACAAATCAATACACGGCGCCGGATGAGTCTGCGATTGCCGTTCCCAATCAATGGGCTAAAATCCCACTTGAGCGCCACCCTGACACGGGGTTTATAGGTGGTGGTGCAACGATTACGAATCAAGACGAGTACAAAGGACAATGGATAGCTAACGTTGGTATTTATGATGAAGATGATGAGCTTATTATTATTTCAGCGACGCCGCTTATTGAAATGTCATTAGATAGTTCTGTTGTTGCATCATATCCAATTGATATTTTTACGGTCTTAGATAATACAGTAAATGTCATTGTCGTTACGGATACATCTATCACGCATCCCACACATGATGAATTAAATGTGGCAATAAATGAAGTGAAAGAAAACACATTATTCGTTGTTGAACGATTATTTCCTGTCGGGCACGTACACATTACGGTTAATGAAGCTAACCCTGCTACTTATGGCTATCCGGGGCTGTGGGAGATGCAAGGTGCAGATATGACGCTATTAACAACACGAACAGCGTCCGACGTTAATCAGGTGCTCGGTACAAATACGCCATCAGTGCCGCTATTGCAACATAGCCACACAGCTCAATTTAGTGGTGATAGGCTTCCTGAACACTCACATTCACAAGATAATAGAACTGCACTGGTATCACCAAATTCAGGAAACTCAGACCCAACATCTGGATCGCCATCGGGATCTAGAGGGGGCACTACATCTGGAGAGTCTGGCGGAACACCAACTGGCCACGTGAGTGTATCTAGTGCGGGTGTTGAAAACGCGACGCTAGATGTGCGTGGTAAGCACTTAACAGTGTATGTCTTTTTGCGTACTGCGTGATGATATTAACTCCTATTTAATATTAACGAAACCCAGCATTTACGCTGGGTTTTCTACATCTACATTATAGAAACTGCATAAATATCAACATCTATCTTCGCGCGATACACTAAAAATCAAATGAGCAGATAGAGAATGCCATGCCAGGAGAAGACATTGCGCGTATCGATGCAACGATGAGTAATCTTGTCGACTTGACGCGTGAGCAGAACATCACACTAAATAAAATGTTAGTCATGCAAACCACGACAAGCACTAATCAAATGGCTGATTCAAAGCGCATTGATAAACTTGAATCTGATAGAACGTGGGGTGCAAGGCTGATTATCGGCGCATTAATTAGCGCTGCAATAATTGCTTTCAAGGTAGGATAAGATGAATAAATTTAGTAAAAATAGCGCGACACGATTAGCGACTTGCCACCCTGATTTACGGCGTGTATTTACCAAAGTACTTCAGGTTTTCGATTGCTCAATTCTTTGTGGTCATCGTAGCGAAGAAGAACAAAACGCACTACCAGATGATAAAACCCAAGTTAAGTTTCCTGACAGTATGCATAACTCATTACCGAGTAAAGCCGTTGATGTTGCACCATATCCGATCGATTGGGATGACCGAGAGCGCCTTAGTTACTTTGCAGGCATTGTGATTGGCGTTGGTGCTTCAATGGGCGTTGCTATTCGCTGGGGCGGTGATTGGGATAAAGATAATGAACTCAACGATAATAACTTTGATGACTTGGTCCACTTTGAACTTATTTAAGCTTAAGAGGCGTTATGATGGGAATATTTAGTAAGATTTTCGGTACTGACTCCGCTATTCAATCGGGCTTAGATATGATTGCCAATGCCGGTGACGCCATTGTGTTTACCGATGAAGAAAAAGCACAGCAAAAAGTAACATTGCTCAAAGCGTATGAGCCATTTAAATTGATCCAACGTTTTATTGTGATGGTGTTTTGTGTGCCCTACGTGAGTTTGCACGTTGTGGTGATTGTAGGCCAATTACTTGGCATGAACTGGGGCGATATAAGCATCATGATTAATGATGCTTTTGGTTATCCAGTGCTTGCGGCTGTTGGCTTATACCTTACCGGAGGCGTAATACCCAGTCGTAAATAATTCACGAAAGGGGATTGATGAGCTTATACAGCCACCGGCTCTAAGCTCACATAATCATTGATCGTCACAACCTCTATGCCCACAAAATCATTCAACTCACAGACCGATTCAAGCAGTGGCACTAATTCATTTTTGTAAAAGATACGGTCTACTTTATTCAAATCATTACTGGTACTAAACCCTTCACGTGCAATGCTCATTAAATCTAACGGAATGCGGTGACTGGCAAGTACATCATTGGTTGTCATACTCTTGATGTCTTTGAATGCATCTTTCGCTTCAACCTGACCAATTGGCGTGAGTTCGGGTGCTTTACCATCCTTACCTTTACCGTTAATGAATAAGTTTTTAAACGCGCCTAAGCCTGCTTGTTGCTTTAACTTATTCTGAATAGCCTCTTCTTGCGCATCTGTTATGTTCGGGTCGTTCATATAAAGCAAATAACCGGCATGCGCACCATTGAGGTAATACTTACGGCGAAACAGTGTTGCATCTTCATTAAGCCAGACTGAGCTTAATGCGGCAATGTGTTGCGGCATACCGTATATTTCTTGGCAAATATCATATTCAGACAAATGAAATACTTGTCTCGCCTTGTAATCTATTCTGCCATCATCATTGAACTCATTTGGTTTGTAAGTGTAAAGACCAATGGTTGCTTGCGCGCGCATATACAGCGCGGGTAAATGTTTGATGCAAACAACATCCCCCAGAGCATTTCTAATGACGGATAAATAGCTATTACCAAACGTCAAAAAGTCATACAAAAAACGCTTAAAATCAGGTTTACTCAATAATGATGATAGCGTGACAGAACTCGCGGCCATGTTACGTTTTACATATAAGGCAGAGCCATGCATCGAATTGGCGCGGTTTGCTTTAGCTAATGTATCTAAAGGGATCGGCGGCTCATATAAGCCATCAACTAAAGCGACTTCCATATAGCTGAGAATATCACTGGCCATTACGCTTTGTGGTGTATCAAAAGTTATCAAAATAGTCTCTCTTATAAGAATGAAATAGTGGTTGAGTCATCGCGTAAAATGTCGATTGGCTCCCAGTGTAAAACGTGCATTGCAGCCCAGGCTAAATCAGCATGCGAGCCTATTTTGTTACGTGCAGAAATAAAGGTGATCTGATTACTCTTCACTGTCGTGTGTTGCCGTATCATCAAGAAGGAATGCACTAAATCATCCCATTCATCATCAAATTGCAAACGTCCTGCATTGATGATTTCACGGGCTTTATACGCCATCATGCGTTTTATCTCGGGTGAGTAATCCAGCATGGTCAGTCCTGGATAGAATTTTCTGACCAGTTCCGCGACCGCAGAGCCCACGCCGCCGATATCAATAGCCAAATAAACCACCGTGTACTTTTCACAAATACCTTGAATAGCGTTAGCCTGGTCTTCATAGCTTGAGCCTTTTAAACGAAGGCGCTCAATTATGCGAAACGAGCCCCCTTTGATAGCAGGTTTTAAGGCAACAACTAACCCCGCATCGTCAGAGCCTTCACCTTGCCCGCCGCCGCGCGGGTCATAACCCACTAATACCTCACGCCTACCAACAGGGTGAAGCGCATCAAAATCAACATCACTCCATAATGATGTATCTGCTTTACAGGCAAGCAATGCCTTAATGCTAAAGAATGAGGATGCATCGTCTAAAAATACGCAGCGCAGTAAGTTATCAAATACTGTTTTATCCGGATATTTACGGCGTAGTTTATCCATGTTGAAAAAGTTAGCGCCACCGGCTATCGCATCATCCACGGTTATCATCTGACGGAAAATACCATCAACGCCTAGCGCACCAGCTTTAAGTGCTTTATGGCTTATTTCAATTTTTAAATCTTTTCTGCCGGACCATTTTGAATATGCTTCATGGGCGGTACTCGATGGCGTCGATAAATACGTTGTGCGGTACTTGGATTGAATTGTCAGACCACCAATAAGGTCGTCTAGCTCTTTGAACTTTGGGATCCAAAATGCTTCATCAATATATAAATGGCCGTTAAAACCTTGACCTGTGCGAGCGTTCGTTGATAAGAACGTTAAACTTGCGCCATTACTGAGTTGTAAATCATCTTTCCCTTTTAATTCCACATCGCCAAGTTCAAGTGCAAATTTACGAATGTAGTTTTTAAATATCTCACTTTGCTTACGCGATGCAGATAAAAACACCTGGTTATCGCCGGTTAATATCGCATCTTCAAACGCTTCAAATGCAAAATAAAATGTTAAACCAATTTGACGAGACTTAAGGTAAAAACGCATCTCGTTAATGTCGTTATTACACTTATGATCGTGAATATTTTTTTGATACTCAAAGAACGTCTTTTCTCTGAAATTCGCCAATATATCAGGCGTGATACCTGAGATATCATTTTTAGTTTTATTGCTTGGCCTGCCACGTCGCTGTTCTGAATGACTGTCGTTATGACTGGTTTTTTTCTTACGGCGCTCAGCGGTGTCGCGTTTGTGTTTCTGCTCAAGCAGTATTTCGAGTTCTTTGATTTGCGATTCGTGCTTTCTGTCAACCCAAAGCAGGTACGCAATACGCTGACGAAGCATTAATTCAACGGGCGCATCATCGCGCATTTGCTTCCAACCAAATTTAGATATCCATTGTTGGATTGTTCTTGGCGCAATCACTAGTGCATCGGCAATCTCGGCTGTTTTATATTGGCGTAAGTAATACCCCAATGCATGCGTTTGCATCTGGGTATAAATTGGTTTTTCTGGTGGCGTTGCAATTAAATTTATCTTCATCGTTACAGTGTGCAATAACAACGGAAATACCTCAGTAAATCAAGTTTCTACATTCCCTATATAGAAATAGGTTCGATATTAAAAGAGGGCATATTTCGGTAAATTAAAATGACGCATTACAGGAGATTAACGGCATGTTTCAATCTGAACCCCTTTGTATTTTGACCGCTGGCCCTACGGTCGACGGTCGTTTAATCGAGCAACAAGTTATTGATGATATTGCAGAGCAATATGATCCGAAAACATATAACGCCCGCATTAATGAAGACCATTGGTCATGGGGCGCTAAGTTCGGTTCTGTACTGTCCGTTGAAAAACGTGAAAACCAACTATTTGCGATATTAAAACCAAATGCATTGTTCTTAAACATGATTGAACAGGGGCAACTGCTGCATACGTCATGTGAAATTACACACGATTTTGCCAAGACGGGTAAAAGCTACCTGACAGGCCTTGCATTAACAGATGAACCTGCATCATTGGGGACCACTGAGATTCATTTATCAGCCAAAGATAAAAACAAACATAAAGATGAAAACAAAGAAAGCTTAAGCAGTGGGGCAACCGTTGGTGAAAATAAAATTATTGCACCTGAAGTACCCGATGAAAAAGAAGATTTAAAGCTACTCGCAAGAATTAAAAAAATATTCAGCATAAGCCCTGAGCCAATCACGCAACTCGAACAAGAAGAGAATGAACCCATGGATAAAGAGACAAAAGAATTACTCGCAACACAAACCGAAAATATCACTGCGTTAACTGCGGCGGTGACACTGTTAGCCTCGACGACTAAACCTGTCATACCAGTGCCTGAAACAGTGCCAGAAACCGTTCCAATTGCACCTGCCGTACCAGAAAAACCGGAAGAGAGTGAAGTCTCAAAACTGTCAGCGAAGGTTGATGACTTGGTTGAAAAGCTCAACAAAATAACGGATGAAAACCCACGCGACCCAGCGGGTAAACAAGATGAATCGGGTTACTTGTAAATCATGGTGTATTTGGTTTCTCATTCTCTTTTTAATGTATTTATTATTGGATTTTAACTATGCAAGAAATAACAAAAATAGCGGTTGAAGGTTATAAAAAAGCCGTTGCAAAGCAAAACAATGTCGCTGATGTGACTGAAAAATTCAGTGTTACACCAGCGGCAACACAAAAAATAATCGCCGTTATTCGTGAGAACAATTGGTTCCTGAGCAAAATTAATATTATGCCCGTAAGCAACCAAAAGGGTGAAGCGCTTGGTTTAGGTGTCTCGGGCATGATTGCGAGCCGTACTAATACTAAAGCGGGCTCAGAGCGTAAACCGAAAGCTGTGTATAGCATGACGCCGATGCCGTATCTGTGTGAACAAGTAAACTTTGATTCACATATTCGTTACGATCAATTAGATGCATTCGCGCACTTAAATAACTTCAATAAAATCATTGCATCACAAACCCGTGAGCAAATTGATTTAAACAAAGTGACTATCGGTTTTCATGGTGAACGTAGCGCGCCTGATACAGATGCGAGCGCAAACCCAAATGGTGAAGATGTGTGTAAAGGTTGGTTGCAGGCTATTCGTGAACATAATTCTGATGCCATGCTCACCGAAGGTAAAACAGCGAGTGAAATTCGCATCGGCGAAGGTGAACCAGTGGGCGATGGTTCGGGCGCTGGTTTAGGTGATTTCATTAACCTCGATTTAGCCGTGATGAATGTAAAAGCGTTACTCGGTGATGAGTGTGCCAACGATTCTGATTTAGTGGCGTTAATCGGCTCTGATTTACTGGCTTTTGATAAAGCCAAATTCTATGCCGCACATGGTAATACGCCCAGTGAAAAATCAAAGATTGAAGATAAACAAGTGATCGGCACTTATGGAGGTTTACCGTCTGCGTGTCCACCATCATTCCCACCAACCGGCATTCTTGTTACTAGTTTCAAGAACCTGTCGATTTATATTCAAAAAGATTCGATTCGTCGTACTGCTGCAATCAAGAATGACCGACTTGATCAGCTTGAAAATTTTGAATCCATGAACATGGCTTATGTGGTCGAGCAGTTACCCAAAGCCGCCGCGCTTGAGTTTGATAACGTGAAGTTATGGATTGATGGCCAATGGGTTTAATACCCGAAAATAACGCCCTGTAAAATAACACCCCCCATGCAGGCTTTCGCTGCTTTATCAACACCGATTACGTGTTGCTATTAGCCAAGCGTTAAGCCTGCACCTAAGAGGCTTTTATGCAATTTGTCGGAAATAAAGACGATATATATGGCTCGATACTGCCCGCAACAACGCTATATCCAGAGTTGAGCATTGCAGAGTTTCAGCGTGTGTTTCATTTTTTAAGTAATGAAACAGAGGCTGGTATTTTGCACCACGCCAGGGTTGCTCGAATTACGGTTAATCAAGAGTTACTCGACACGGTAAAACCATTTAACGGCCTTGCTGGACTATCACTCGAGCGTTTTGACGAAACTGAAACGGGTGACGTTTTATATAAACAGGCTGTTTTTGCGTTAACTGCAAATAACTTAGTTGAGAATCAGTTGAGTATGAATGCCACGGTTGAAGCGACAGATCGACAAGAAGCTATACAGGCCAAAGCTGACCATTGTTTAGTGCAGTATCGTCAAGCAATCGACTTGTTACTTAACGCCAAAGCAACCTATCGGTTTGAGATAGTTTAAGGGATAGCTTATGGAAGCATTACAAAGTTTAACTGCGCTCTTTACTCAACATGTCACGGATGCAAAAAGCCTTGATGTGTGGGCTGAAGACGGTGAATTGATTTGCACCCAGGGCAGTTTTGTTGATGGTTTTGATATCGCGTACACGGTGAACATTAATATGACAGGCGTCGATGTTCAGCCGCATATATTGATGATGCACCTTGTTACCTGGTTCAATAAATACGATATGAACCGAGATGAGAAAGGCTTACCAACCCCATCATTCGCGACAGAGCTGCTGGATAAAGGCAAGTGTGACATCAAATTGAAAATTGATATTCGAGAGAGCTATTCATTGAATGAAAATGTCTTGGGCAATTGGCAGCAAAATGAGACGCGTTATGAATGTATCAGTGATTTTCATCAAGCCGTAACCGAAGACGAGTTACCAACGCTTGAGTTTATTAAAGGACCTGAAGGTGATCTTCCGTTATGCAGTTAAATAGTCCTGAACATTTAACGCATGCCATTAATGATTTGATACTAACCGGTCCTGAGAAGTTTGATTTAAACCGACGCTTGGCAAACCGTACACGGCAAACATTTCGGGCTCAAATACGCGCGCAGCGTGATATTGACGATAACCCATATCAAAAACGAACAAGGCGCAAGATAAGCACGGTTTATAAAACGGGCTCATGGGAAACCGCTAAGAATACGCAAAACAACAAAAACATGCTGGCAGGTTTTGGGCGAGCATTGAAGACGCGTGTTGATGAAAAGAGCTTTGAAGTTGGGCTAGCTGGTCTTGTGGGGAAAATGGCAAGGCTACATAACGAAGGACAAAATGTGTCATTCACGACGCGGGTTAACGGTTATTACAATACCAGGACAAGCAGATGGGAAGGCGGGACAAAAGTAAAAAATAATTACCGAATGCCAAAGCGGACATTTATCGGTTGGACACCAGCACTTGAGCGCGATCTACTTGCAATGGTTGCTGAACAATTTTTACCAGGCGTGGAGAATTAAATGCGTGAGATTAAAGTTAAACCAAAGAAAGGGTTACTCGTACGTGATCCGAATACCCGTGAACCATTAAAAGCCGCGGGCGAACTTAAGCCCCGTAATACCTATTGGTTACGTCGAATCAACGATGCTGATGTACTACTGGTTACTGAATCAAAAAAGGAAACTAAATCATGAGCATTAGTTTTGCCGCAGTCCCGAACAATGCGAGAGTTCCAGGCGTTTATATTGAAATTGATAACAGCCTGGCAAACAGCGCAGAAGCACAGCAAATTGTATTAGTGATTGGTAATGCGGTGGCTAATGCACCTGTTGGGCCGAACACGGTCGTACTTTGCATGAATGAAGATTCTGCGCGTAAGCAGTTTGGTGAGTCAGATATCACATCGATGTTGAAGTATTTCACCAAGCAAAATGAAACCCTGCCTATTTATGCGGTGAGTGTTGATGCAAGCGATACGATGAATGCCCTTGCTGCACTGGGGGATAAGCAATATCACCATATCATTTGCTCATTAAATGACGATACCACGGTGCGTGATTTAGGTGAGTTTTTAGATGCTCGTTATGAAGCGCTGCAAATGATCCCTGGTATCGCGTACTTACCCAAAAAAGGCACGCATGCGGAATTAGTGACTTATGGCGAAAAGTCTAATTGCCCATTAATTAGTTTTATCTCTATCAACGATGTGGGTGATTCGGGCAATAAACCATTGAGTGACGCCGAAGTCGTTGCAGCCTGGGCGGGACAAATAGCGCCGTCACTTGCTAACGATCCTTGTCGACCACTACAAACGCTGAAAATGAAGGGTGTGTACTCAATCGCAAGCAGTGAGTTTGACTGGGCTGAACGTAATTTACTGTTACATGAAGGGATGGGAACATATACGGTCACTGCGACTGGTGAAGTACAAGTTGAGCGACCAGTAACCGCCTATACCGAAAACGCCGCTGGTGTTGCTGATAACAGCTATTTAGATGTGATGACACCTGCAACCGCAATGTATTTTCGTGAAAAACAGCGTTCACTTATTCAAAGTAAATATGGTCGACATAAATTAGCGAAAGACGGTACTAACTTTGCACCTGGTCAAGCGATTGCAACGCCAAGCATGATTAAGGGTGAACTACTTACGTTGTACAGATCGTTGGAATACAAAGGTATTGTTCAAGACTTTGAGGGTTACAAAAAATCATTAATCGTTGAGTTAGATGACACAAATAAAGCCCGTATTAACTACCTCGATAGTCCGCAGTTTATCAACGGCCTGATCATCACAGCGGGTAAAATTCAATTTAGAAAGTAACTCAATCATTGGGTTTTGGGAGTAAATAATGAGTACGAAAATAACCAGCCGTGGTTTTTTAGATGCCGGTTCTTTAGGTCGATTACCGACGAAAGAAGGTGCCACCGTTAACTTTGGTAATATGAAACGTGATCCCGTTCTGGGTGATGCGGGGGTGCTTGGATACAGTGAAGTATTTGAAGGTGCGCCCAGTATTAAGGCCACGATTGTTCATGCTACCACCACCGATGAAACCGCTATCAAAAATTTCACTAGTGAAAATATTACGCTCAATACCAACAGTGGTAAAAGCTACACCTTGATGGATGCTTGGGTTGGTGAAGCACTTGAACTAACCGTTAAAGATGGTCAGTTAGACGTGATGTTCTTTGGTACTGAACTCATACCACAATAGTATCGAAGGGGGTTGTCATGTTATCGATATTAATAAAGCGAAAAGCGCGAGCAAGAAAAAAACAAGAAAATGAAGATAAGCCAATTCAAAGCGACATATTATCAATTAAAAGTAGCGGTAAGCAACGCGTAACACTTGAAGATAAGCCCTGGTCTGAAGTGCAAAACACCTTAAAAAGGGATTTAGAGTATTCAAGAACCTTGGCTGGCTCGCAAGAAAAAATACCGTTTAAAAAAGAACTCATTAAAAAATACAAACCATTAGTCACCAAGTTGCTTGCAACCCATGAAAATTTAGATGGGTTGGATGTCGTGTGGTGGTTCTATCAATGGCAGATTGATTGTGGCCTGTTGCCGTTAATGCACGACGCTTTTAAAGCGGCGGTGCTAAAAGGTTTAGATACACCGGCTAATTGGAAGTCGAATGGACAAACGGCGTATTGCGATATTGTTTTTAAATATTCGCATGAAGCACATAAAGCGAATATCGAATTTAATACCGCGTATTTAAGCGGTGCAATCAATGATTTGTTAGCGGGTAGTATTGCCACTAATCCACCGTTAAAAGTTAAAATGTTCCGTTTAGCGGGCGATTTATTATTACAAGCGGGTAACGCTGAAGACGCATTAACCTTGTATAACGTTGTCATGAAAATAGACCCGCAAAAAGGCGGTCGTAAAACCAAAGTGAAAGAATTAAAGGAAGCATTAGGCCATGAGTAAAGCATTAGAGTTAACGTCAACAAATTCGAAAATGGTCGCGCTCGCGTCACCAATGACTGTGGGCGGTGAAGAAGTTAACGAAATTGAACTGCGTAAACCTAACGCGGGTAATTTACGTGGATTAAATTTAATCAGTGTTGTTGAAATGCACTTTGATGCTGCGATGGTATTACTCCCCCGTATATCGAAATTAAATGAACGTGACATTTTGAATATGGAACCGGAAAACTTTGCGCCATTGATGACGGAAATAGCGGGTTTTTTCGTGAATACGGAACACTAATAGAGCGCGTAGAAACCTACTACGCCGATATTGCTATGGTGTTTCATTGGCCCCCAAGTGAAATAGACATACTCAGTCTTGATGATTTATTGCTCTTTAGAGAAGAAGCGCGAATTCGTCATGAACCAGAAAGCGCCTAGTGCGCTTTTTTTATACCTAAAAGAGAGCTAAACCGATGAAGATGAATCTATCCGTGGTGATGGGCATAGTAGATAAAACCAGTAAACCACTGCAAGGCATGGCAAGTGATTCTGATTATTACGCCAAGAAAATAAAAAAAATACAAAGTGCACAATCAGATGATTCCAGTGCATTAACCATGATTGCCTCTTACCAGAAAATCCAAAAAGAATTAGATAAAAATGCATTGGAAGGTGAAGAGGCAACAGAAAAACTTGCCAAGCTAAAAGCGCAAATGGCGGCTACAAAAGAGCCAAGCGCCGCACTGACGAATCGCCTTGCTAAGCAAACTGAAAAAGTAGCCAAACTGTCTGCTAACAATGATAAATACGAAAACAGTCTTCACCAAACAAGCAAGCAGATGAAGAAAGCAGGCGTTAATGTTCGTCATCTTGACAGTGAGTTTGATCGCCTGTCACAGAGCCAGCGCGATAATGCCAAACAGGTTGAAGCTGTCAGTAATAAATATAAACGATTACGCACTGCGATGGCGCCGGTTCAAAGACTGAGTCAGTCAATTAAAATGCCTAACCTTAAATCGGCGGCATTGGGTGAAGGGGCGGCTATATTAGGCGGGTTAAGCCTGGGCGGATTATTTAGTCAGATGAATAGCGCGGCAGCTGAAATGGACAAACTGTCTAAAGCGGCGAATAACTTAAATATGCCGGTTGAAGAACTGCAAGCGATGCAGTCTCAAGCGGAGCATGCGGGGGTGAGCTCGGACACGATGAGCGCAGCTATGGTGCGGTTTACCAAGCGGTTGGGTGTACTGCAAACTACGGGCAAGGGCGCAATGGGTTCGTTTTTACAGAAGGGTAAAAATCCATTATATAGAGAGCTAAAGGGCGCGAAGGATACACAGCAAGCTTATGACAGTGTGCTTGAGTCATTTTCAAAGTTAAAGACTAACCAGGAACAGATGGCTTTTGCTGATGCCGCGTTTGGACAAGATGGACGGAAAATGTTGATCATGCTACGTGACGGCACAAAGGGCTTAACCCTTGCGCGTAAAGAATTCAATGAAACGGGTGGAGGAGTAACATCGGAAGATGCCGCCAAAGCCGAAGCGTACAATGATGCCATGCAAAAAGTGCAGGAAAGCATTAGTTCAGTGAAGTTTGCCGTATTAGCACCGGTGATGATGAGGCTCACTGAAGTATTTACAGTATTTTCCAATAAATTTAAGGATGTAAAATGGCGCACGGATTTAATTGAAAAAATCAAAGCCGCAGTTAACGCGCTTTACGATGGATTTAAGTTTTTAGGCAACATCATTTTATTTATATCTCAGAATTTCAAAGGCATGATTGCTGTGCTCGCTATCTTCAAAATAGCGATGATTGCGATTAACGCAGCCGTTATGGCAAACCCAATCGGTCTTATGGTTGCGGCCATTGGAGCGGCCATTATTGCAATCGTTTACCTTATTGATAAATTTGTTGGCTTTGACGTGATTTTAAAAGCGGTGGGTGAGGCTATCGGTTGGGTATGGGACGGTATCAAGGCATTGATAAACATGTTGCCGGATGCTTTAATCCCCGATGGTTGGAAAGCCTCTGCAGAAGCGGCAGGGGGGGAAGTCGATAAGCTCAATGAAAAACTAAATACGATTAAAGACAAAAATGCCAAGTTAGGTATCACCACAGATGAAACCATTAATCAGACCACAACAAGTAAATCCAATGAGCAACGAAAACAAGGCTTGTCAGGGAATATTATCCCTATGTCAAAAGCAACGCCGTTAACAAACCAAACATTAAAAAGCCAAGCAGAGGTTGCAGTGACGATTAAATCAGAAAAGCCAATCAGCATAGACAAAGCAACCAGTGAGAAGGGGACTAATTTAAATTTGAATGTCGGGGATATGATGATGAGTTATTGAGTGGCAATGTAGACGCTCAATAAGGTATAGCCCTATCCATATGTATCCAATACAACCATCCTGTGCCGCCTTTTGAAATAATAAATTATGATGTTATAAGATATTATTTGTTTCTAGCATTAAGTCTCACTTTGTCAGGTAAAAGTCTTGTTTTCCTTTCATATAAAATAAAAGTATAATAAAATCAGTTGTATATGAAGTGTTGT